TTTATAGTTTGACATTACTTGTCCTTCCACATCTTATATATCTTAAATCCTAAGTAGCAGATGGACATAACCCCTACTACCAAAGCTACCCACTCATTCAATTCATGTAGCCACAGAGGTGCAGAGACACCACCAACGGCTATAGCTATATCGTTCTGGTTCACCCTGCAATCTCCATAAGTATAATACTGCTTTGATTATTATCTTGTCCCAGATAAACTAACCCTGAGCCAGTTATGTTTTTCCAATAAACTGTATACGTAGTTGAGTTGGTAGTAGATGGGCTATCAAGATAAGAAATATTAACTGACTGCCAAGTGCCGTATGTATTATACACTCTTGCCATACCATATTCTGTTCCATGAGTTGCTAAGTTTGTAGAACCTCTATAAATAGTAATTGCACCTGCCACTGAATTGTCGCAATAGGAGTGAGTGCTAACTAAGGTCACAATCTTGCTAGACGCAGAAGAAGGGGTGATGTCTAATGTTATATCAGAGGCTTGAAAAGAAGTTGAAGATGTGCTTTGGTCTCTGCCATTAATAACAGCAGATTTAACCTGCAACACCGTACCACTGGGCAACCCTGCGCTAGTAACAGCAGATAAAGACTGATTGTTTAGTTTTGTTAAAGCCATGTCAGTCTCCCTATGAGGTTCTATAAAAACCAGTAAAAGTTATATCGGTTGTGCTATCCCAGATGCCTGTACCAGCGTTAATCATAGCGTCCGAACTCCAATAATACACATTAATTGTAGTTGCTCCAGAATTAAGGTGAAGAAAAGTACCGTAAGCACCCCAGCCAACCCCGCCCCAATCTGTATAACCTTGTGTAATTGCAGCCGCTTCAGATGAAGTAAAAGGTAAGCCACCTATTTGAGCATTGCCAGTTGCGGCAGTTGTAACACTACTTACAACTATACGACCATTGATAAATACATAATCTCCTATGCGCTGATAATGACCATAAGTATTACTAGTGTCATACACAAAAACACCAGCCGTTGTTGTTCCAAGTACTGTTGGCGTGAATGTACCAGTGGCAAAGCCTTGTGTTGCTGTAAGATTACCACTGCTGTCAATGGTCAACGCGCTTGTTCCAGAGGAGTTCTGGATGTTGTCTACTTTTAATACTGAAGTCATCCTGTTCTCCTATCCAATTCTATAACCAGTAAATGTGGTCTGATGGGCTGTGCCGCCAGCACTACCAGCAGTTACTCTAACTTTTACTGTATCATTTACTGCCATTTGTTTTGCCATAGTAAGGCAAACTTGCTGTGCTTCCGCATTACCAGAACCCATAGAAGCATAAGCAATGATGTTGTACGCAGTATTATCACTCTGAAAAAACCCCGCACTCTTAGTGCCAGAAGCAAATGTAAATGTAACACCAGCACTAAAGAAATACAGACCAGCAACAGGAGCAGTAAATACTCCTGTTGATGAATTGTAACCAGAGCCAACATTTTCTGTTACATTATTAAAAGCAATATCTGCGGTTGCGCCTACATCACCATTAGATTTACTAGCTAAAAAATGAACCTTTTGGGATTGTGTAAAACTACCACTACTATCAATCGTAGCGGCTGTAGTGCCGTTTGTATGTTGGAGCGTCTCAACGCCAATAATTGATGCCATTGTTATTCTCCTTTATCCTGCTATTTCCATTACAATAATTTCTGATGAAGGTGATTCATTAGAAACATTACTAGCAGAACTATCAACAGTTCCGTTCCAAAACTTATCATACCCTTGTGCTTGCCAAACACTTACTTTATAGGTAATTGCTGAAGCTGTTGCAGGGCTATCTACTGTTTGGAAACAAGTTGTATCAGGTGTGCTGTCATTGTCAGTGCCACCATAAGACCGCATAGCCATTGAAATGCCACTGGCAGAGGTAGTCGTATAAGTACCTTCGTTGATTGCTGTACCGTTTCGGTCAATGCCGTATAGAGTGTCGTGAAAGTTTGTACCGTTCCATTCGCCACTGGCTCTGACCATAATAAGAAACTTAGAGTTTGCGTTTTGTGGAGTAATAGTTACAGCTAATTCATCTACGACTGTTCTTGTCTGTGCTGTATAGGACTTTTGAGTACGAGTTTGCCACAGTGTTGATTTAACTTGAACAATTCCTTGTGACATTACTATTTTATTCCCAGCAGTCTTAGGTGCTATTTCATTTACATATAACTTACTCATCTAAACCACCGTAAATGTGCCATTGACCGTCAAGGTAACGCCACTCCCTATAGTAAATGCACCAGCCACCATAGCGTTTTCATCTGCTGCTATAGTCACGTTGCTGGTAAGAGTAGTGTCGTTAACTCTGATTGCGTTGTTCTTCATAATGCTGTTGGACATCTTGTTAATATCCACTGAGCCATCGACAGGCGTTACAGTGTTACCCACCTCGCCTAGAGCCACGATAAAGTCAATCACATCGCCTGTTGCTAGGTTCTCTGAGAAAGTAATCGTTGAGCCTGACACTGTGTAAGCATCGTTAGGGGCTTGTATCACGCCATTGACTGACACGATAAGCTGTTCAGCAGTAGCTGGTTTGAAGTCTGCACTGCTGTACTGCATTGTGTATGCGGCCTGACCGTTTACCACAGTGATGCCGTCTAGCTTTTTAAACAGCCCACTAGAGGGGGCTACACCGATATAGGGCATAGTATCTCCTATTTGATTCCGTAAAGGCGATAATCACTGTAGTCTATATCGCCAGTTTGAAAGTAAATGCTCATCTCAATAACACGCTCTAAGTTCTTAGAGCCGTTGTACCCAGACTGCATAAAGTAGGTTGCATTTCCACTAGCCTGAACTTTGGTTGCTGTACTTACGCAAGAAAGCTGTCGGTCAGTGTTGCCAAAATTGTACAACCAAGCATTTAAGCTCCAATCCGCTGCTGGCTCGTTTGAAAAGAAAAACTCTCCGTTGACCTGACCATTTTGATTTCTGCTTGTGTAAGACCCAGCATCCAAGCTCAATCCACTACAGCTATAATCAGATGAGCCAGTATCAAATGAAGTTTCACCTGCTCTTTTCATGGTGAAATCCCAAGCACGGTTAGTGTCTGTAGTTGTTCCTTTTGCAGTGAGCGTTAGGAAAAAATGATTATACCCAGAATAGTCAGTGCTAATTTCAAGACTGCTTGCGTTTGTTGTTGTGTTACCTGATGCGACCAAATCAAAACCACTAGCACCACTCACAGTACCAGTGAACGCATAGCTATCAGCGAGGTTCATGCTTTCGGCTTGTATTTTAGATAATGCCATTAGAGCCTCCCTTATCCTGCTATTTCTGTAACGCAAATGCTAGAAATGCCACGCTCATTATCTGAGTCATTAGTATCTGAAACTGTTCTGTTTAAGTGCCAATTACCACCATAATAAGAAACAATACCTACTGTATAGGTTATTTGCGAAGTTGTACTGGGCGAATCAAAATACATATAAGACGCATTTTCTGGAGTAGATGAAACGTCACCAGCCCAATAAGACAAATTGCTTGCCATTTGAATGCCAGCATTTCTGTTACCAACATTTTGAGCTTGCAATGCAGTGTTATCTCTAAAGAAAAACCAACCTGTATTATAAATTGAACTAGCGTTAGAAAGTTCACCAGTAACAAATGCTTCTATTTTTATAACGCTGTTAGTAGACGTAGGTGTAATGTTCACAGCTAAATCTGTTAGCTTTGTGTTAGTAGCTGAAGCAAAAGCTGTTGTACTTGTTCCTGTAAACATGGTGTACTGCACTTGGACAATAGAACCCGTTCCACCACCTATTCCTGTTAATGCAGACCCATCAATAGCTGGTAAAGCACCAGTTAACTTACTAGCCGCCATAGTGGTTATTTTAGCATCAGTTACAGAACCATCAGGCGGCACTACAGTCTGCAATGCTTTGCCCTGATAGATAACGTAAAAGTCATCTGTACTCGCCACGTTGCCTGTCATAGTCAATGCAGTGCCTGACACTGTGTAAGCAACGCCAGCTTCCTGCCGCACATTGTTTACAAACACCTCAATTTCTTGTGCGTTAGCTACAGCGTGTGTAAGTGTGTAAGACGCACCACCATTACCAGTGATAACTTGCTTGTCCATTGAGGAGTAACTATTTGTAGTTTGATTACCTACATATCCCATTGTCTACTCCTTATGAACTGATTGCATCAACAGCAGATACCCAACAGTCTAGTGAACTTGCTGTGTCTGATTTAATCCAGAGCCTGTCACCTGATTGGACTACTACCTTTGCACCACCATCAAGTACCTGTAACGCACCGCCAGCAGCGATAGGCGCACCCTTGACTAGATAGATATCGTTAGTTCCATCGTTGATGTAGCAGTCTACATTGATTGCGTTGTTTGTAATGTTTGTCATGTGGATACCTACAATCGTATCGTAGCTATCAAAGTTAGCCCCATCAGGAATATCTGCGGCTGCTGTGCCGACAGCATTGAGGCTGTATCGTCTAAAATTCTGTGCCATTGTTTATCCTTATAGGGCAATCGACATGGCTATACTAAAGCCAGCCGTAGCAAAGTTTGAAGTATTGACAGCCGCTATGTCTGTCCAGCTAGTTCCATCGTAGTATCGAACTGCATTTGTAGAGGTTGAGAAATACAAGTCCCCAGCAGCTACAGTGTTTCCAGCGTTTGTATGGGCTGTCTCAGCGTCTGTGTCGTTTGCGTATGTTCCGTAGTAGACTTGGTTAAAGTCTGCCACTGCATTAGCTGCATCTATTGCATAAGCTCGTGCTGACTTGTGTGTACCATCTACTGTACTAGTACCAGATACATAGCTTGCCCAATCTTTAGCTGAGTGTGCGCCAGCAGAACCTCTGTTCATATCACCTACAGCATAAGCCTTACTAGATAGTTCAGTACCATCCACTGTAGAGTTAGACGCTTTTGTTGCCCACTCTTGAGCAGCACCAGCACCTGATTGATTTGTAACACCTGTACCACCTGTTGCCCATGCTTTAGATGAGTAGCCAGTACTTGCTACAATACCGTTGGTTTTAGTAGCCCACTCTTCAGCTTCGTCAGCAAATCCACTAGCTTCACCAGCTTTAGTTGTAGCTGTTGTAGCATTAGCTGATGCGTTTTGAATAGCTGTTATGTTAGCAGCGTTTGTGTTGATTGAAGCTATGTTAGTGGCGTTAGTGTTTACGTTAGTAATGTCTGTAGCTACTATACCAATGTCTGCTTGGTCAGCTACTACTGCTGTGACATCACTAGCAATACCTGCAACAGTTGTTACTTCTGTGCTAATACCTGCAACTGTGTTGATGTTAGGCAGGTTTGTAGAAATAAATTGCTTGTTTACAGCATCTGTATTATTAACAGGGTCTCCAACATTTTTAATAATATTACCTTGTGCATCCCACTTATTGTCAGCACCTAGAGTAATACCATCGTTAGATTTGTCCACAGCTTCCTGTGCAGCGTGGAAGGTCTGGATGTTAGAGTTATCCAAATCTTCTTCTGTCAGGACTGAGCCAGAGGCAAAGTCTACTGAACGTGCTGTAAGGTCTGTGGTTCTCCGCACCTGCACAAGCGTACCTGTAGCAGGGGCAGAGGTTAATTGAACACTAGCAGCAGAAGGAAAAGTCAGGCCAGTTTCAGCCACACCGTCTACTGTTACACTAATCTCAGACTGAGCAGTGAAAGTAAAGGGGATAGCGAAAGTGTCAGTCGTGTTATCCCCTGTATAGTTTTGATATGAAAAAGCCATTGCTTATCCTTCTGTGTTTAGTCAATGATGTAACTTTAGGTTAGTCTGTAAACCTAGCAGCTTCTTGTGAAAGACCATTTAAAACTTGTCTAACACCATACAAAGAAGATAGAGGCATTAACCTAGTAAGTTGCCGCCATTCTCTTTCTGTCATTTCACCTTCAAATATATTAGCTGCTGTGCTAAAACCATTTGTTAATAGTGATAAAGCAGGTGGAGTAATCGCATTAGTATTACCAGCCATAGCCCCTGTTGTAATTTCCATAATATATTGGAATATAGAAGCTGCTCCTACTTGTTGAAAGATACCCTTTGCTAGGTTTAAGTCTGAAAATCTTTCTTCAAGATAATCTTCTCTATCACTTCTACCTGCTGCGTTTAGGTTAACCCTAGCAGTGTACATCATGTAACCCATGAATACAGCACCTAACATAACCTTAGACACAGTAGCAGCATCACCGTTTGCAGCGCGAACACCAAGTCTCATTGTTTGTTGTTCTACTGATGCTAGTGTAAATGAAAGAAACTGAAAGAAAGTCTTACCTACTTCAGAACGCATAAAGGGAGATACAGAACCTATGTTTACTTCTTGTACGTTCTGTGTAGCTTCTCTAAATACAGACAACTGAAATATCTCAGCAGCTTCTTTATCTGCCCATTCAGCTACGTTTAAACTAAGTAAGGTATTCTTATTTCTAAATGTAGATTTAGCTTTAATCTGAGATTGGATACGAATAGCCATTTCTTCTGAAATACCTAGCTGCTCCATCTTAATCTTAGAGAAAGGAAGCTTACCCTTCCGCATAGACCTAGCCCATGTCGTAGCATAGTTTAGCATAGACAATCTACGTAACCCTGCTGTCACAGTACTCAGACCTGAGAGCAAAGCTGTCTTTTCTCTAAGCTGTCCTAAACCTTCATCCCATTTATTATAGTCACCTTTGTAAGGACTATCAGCTATAACACCTTCATAGCGAGTAGAGCGTGTAGTCTTACCAGAGATAACATCTCCACCTAAACCACTGATAACCTCTAGCTCTCTCATAAGACCATCTTCTAGTTGACCATTACGTGCCTTACGTACTAAACTACCTAATCTTGGAGTGTTCTTAAGAAGGACAGGAATAGAATATTCTAGAACAGCGTTGCTTATTTCCATAAGGGCTGACATACCTGACATACCCATATAGGTAGCAAAGCCAAACTCTCTCATTCTTCTAAGACCAACACGTGTAGATGTAGGCACACCTTCATTAAAACCAAGTCTGCCTGTAATACCATCATACATAAACTCAACAGCTTGTTTTTCTTTTTCTCTTATGTTTGCATCAGTTCCTAGACGGTCATACTCATCGTCCATCTTTCTTAGTAATGTCTCCATTGAACTACCAGCTTCGTTAGTATTAACACCATTCTTAGCTAGTCCAATAGCACCTGACATTTGAAATATGTAAGCACTGTTTAAGTTTTCAATATCTTCTTCTAGTAAATCGTAGAAGCGTAGCTTTTGAATTTCTCCATCTACCTCAATATCAATAGAAGCAGATTCATCAAGAACCACTCTTGGTCTTGCTCTCTTATGAGCCTTTACTGTAGTAGTTCTTGTAAGAGTATCTACAATATTATCAATCTGATTTGTATCAAACCCTTCATCTGCCATTATTCTTTGTAGGTCTTCTACGTTAAACTCAACTCCCCTACCTGCATGACCCTTAGGAAGGTCATTACGTAATATAGTACGTGTGTAACCTTTAGCCATCCTTTTGATAAAATCATCTACGTCTGCATCAGTAACAGCTTTCTTACCACTTTCGGTTAAGGCTCTTCTTACATTTGCAACTAGTTGGGGCTGGCCTTGTCTTATAGCTTTTTCTATTAACTGTTGAAAAGGCTCATCGTTAGTCCGTCCTAGCTTAGTCCTAAGGGAATCTATCTTATCATAGTTAAACAAACGAGGTAGATAGTTAGGCATATCCTTAAAAGTGTCTTGAAAGAAACCAGCTACGTTAGCATCTACAGCCTGTTTAGCTAGCTTATTATGTGAAGCTTCCACATAGTCTGCTACCTGTTTAACTGCTGGGTGAGGGTTCTCATCAATACCTCTGACAGCACGAGACACTAGTACATTAAACTCTTGTACCTTACCACCAGTTTCGTTTCTCCACTCTTTACGTGAGTAGTTCATTACTCTGTCAAACTGAGTACGATAAGACATTTCAATGTTTGTCTTTCGCTCAGAAGCAGAGAAACGTACAGCAGAACCGTCTGCATTACCAGTACTGTTTAAACCTTGCATATCAGCAGCTAGTCTTGTAAACTTGTTTTCTGAGTTCTTAGCCCTTACAAAGGATGAGTTTTTAGCACGTAGTTCTTTTAATCTACCACGTTGCTGTACAGTCTTCTCAGCCTCTTCATCAAAGTCTCCCCTTGATTCTGGTTCTTCAAAATCATCACGAGCTTCAGCCTCGTCAATCATACGTTCAGTAAGAGCATCTCCATCGTTATCTTCTAGGAATTTTAGTTCATCAGCAGTAAGTTCATCACCTATTGCGTTGCGTCTGGCAAGGTTTTTAACCTTTGCTCGTTTTGCAAAAGCAGCAGTAGTAGCGTTCAAACCACCACCTGCTGCTCCACCAATAAGTGCAGCCAGCATAACGTCACCACCATCTACATCATAGCGAAACTTAGCTCTAATGCTTTCTACAGTAGCAGCTTCCAAAGCACCAACAGTAAAACCTGTCTTTAATGCTCTGGATACATTATAGGCTTTCTTCAAGCCTCTTACTGTCTGTACAGTACCACCAGCGACAGCAGTAGGTATAGTACCAAAACCACCTGTAGCTGCTGTAACACCTGCTGTAAGAGTAGCAATAGCACCTATCTCAGCAGGGTCAGTCATGGTAGCGAGACCTACTGCCGCTGCACCTGTGAGGCCATAGGAAGCAAAGGTTTCGTTATTGCGTTGAATGTTACGATAGTTATCAGCTAGTTTTAGAGCCATGTTAACACCAGAGATACGAGCCATCTTTAAAATATCTTCAATGGCTCGTTGGTCTGTTAGACCCTCTGTAAGTTGTTTGGCTACTTCTGGTGTCAGTTCTTCTTCTGACATAGGTTTTTCTGGTGTGTTAGTTAGTCTAAAAGAGTTGTTCTGTAAAGTAGGAACTATCCACTCTTGGTCAATAGCCATACCATACAGAGTAGAGAAGTCCATCTTCTCTGTCTCTTCCTTATTCGCAGCTATCTCAGCATTAATATCTTTACGTGATATTATTGTAGAAAAAGGAAGCGGCATCTCCTTTTGAAAACCAAGTAATGTCTGGGTTCGTTGACTAAACTGTTCTGCCATAATTAACCTCTATTTACGTCCTTTCCTTCTGGAAGGAGTTTCCTCTACGCTTGATACAACTTCGTTTACTACTTCCATAGCATCATTAACAGTACGCTCATCTTCAGGCATAACTGGTTTCTTGCTAAATGGATACTTTCTCCTGTATTCTGCTGGTGTTAATCCAGTGTCTCCCACTAGACCTTCCTCAACAGAACCTACAACATTACCAATATTTAAAGTAGGAAGTTGTTTGTTGATTTCTCTCAAGGCATTTTCTACGATTATTTCCATAGTTGTGCCTTGTAAGGTAGCCATGTCAATAGAAGCTAAAGCGGTGGTCATAGCACCATCTTCATCATTGATAACCAAAGTAAGTACCTGAGGATTATCATAATCATTAGCCAGTGATATAGCACCATTAGGCTCAATACGATTTATAACATCCTGTACATCAGGTATCTCAGCTACTGCGTTAACAAAGTTCTGGATAGTTTCAGGACTTGTACCTGCTAGTCTCATGTCACCTGATAGTTTTTCTAAAGCTGTCTTAACACCATTCTTGTCTTCAACAACAACAAAGTCTAGTTCAGCTTCTTGGCTCATTAGTTCCAAAGCTTTTTCCCTAGTCATTCCTTCTAAGGCCATCATGTATTCAGTACCACGTTTGATGTATTCTCTTACGTGTCCATTATTTCTAATGTCTCTAAACTCAGACTTAGAGAATATAAAACCATCCTTTGTTAGTTCTTCAACATCTACGTTACCAACAGTAGCATTAATCTTCTCACCTTGAACTTTAGACAAAGCTGTTGCCATGTCCATGCCCATAGTATTCTTAAAGAAGTCTAAGGCTTTCAACCTGTATGTATCGTTGTCTGTAACATTTGTGTTCTTAACATCAGCACCCATTGCCCTCATAGCAGTATAAGCTGTTAAAACTTCTTCAGCTTTAGCCAGAGTTTGTTCATCATTAACACCTGATAAAGGTACAGAGGTTAACAAAGAAACATTAGTATTGATAGGGTCAGCTAGTACTGTAGGCACTGCACCAATCTTATTGTAGAAGTTTTCCATATCTTCTGCAAGATGTCTCTGTACTATAGCAGCTTCGCTATACGGTTCACCAGAGATAGCTTCTTCTTGTCCAGCTAACTGTAGCTTTTCTTGTAGGGCTATTTGGCTTTGTCGTTCAAACTCAGTGATAGCATCATCTTTAGTTATGGTATAAGGTTTGCCACTAGGTAACATAACCTCTTTACCTATCATCTCACTGACAAAAGCACCTTGCCTAAAACTAATTACTGATGTAGTAATAGCAGTCTTCTTCGTAAAATTATCAGCCTCTTCTAGCCTTTCCTTATCAGCTTTAGCTTGTGCAGCGTCTGCTTGCCTCTTTTGATTGTCCTCAGTCTGACTAATTATCCTGTTAATGTTATCAAAGTTAGAAGCCATGTTAGGATTGTTCATAGCTTCAGGTTTTGATTTTAGAAACTCGTACATAGGTGTCGTAGTTTGCTCAAACATGCGTTCCTGTGCTACGTTAGCCATAGCAAAGTACATATCATCTTCTGATACAAAAGGATTGTTTTGTGTAGTAGAAGTTATGATATCCTGAATAGCTGCCTGTTTTTCAGTAGCACTTCTATTAGTAGCTTTTTCTATAGCTATCATTTGTTCAATAGCAGAGCTTATAACTTCAGGTTTCTTTTCATTCTGGTAAGCTTCATTATCTTTATCTATAGCTAAACCAGCTTCAAGAAAGTTAGACGCATTAAATTGATTACGTTTATCTAGTACATTGTAAAGCGCACCTTTTCCAAACTTTGATGTGCGTCTTTGTAGAGTACCTACAGCAAACTGGTTAATATGAGCAAAGCTAATGTTCTCATAAGTATCAGCAGTTTGTTGAAACAAGGCTTCTATTTCTTGTTCTTTTTCAGCCGTTGTCATAGTATCGTCTTCTTCAATAGCTATGACTTCGTTAAAAACATTACCTAATGTTTTGCCCCTTAAGTGATTATTCTTTTCAGGGTCAAAGTTTTTTTCAAACCAATTTATGTTAGCAAGTTTAAAGTCAGCCTCAACAGCTTCTAAGATTTCTTCATCTTCTATTTCAGAAAAGATATCAGCAACTGCTGCTCTTCTAACTTCAGTAAGAGCTTCTTCTCCACCTTCCCCAAAGTATTTATCAGGGTCTAATACTAAGGCTTCGTTACCTGCGGCTTTTGCAGCACGTGTGGCTCTATTTAGTATTAGGGTTGCTTCTGCTGCTTTTTTCTTTTTCGCGCCTTGTTCTATTTCTATCTGACGTTTTACTTGTTTTTCTTTTTCAATTTGAGAAATAGTTTCTATAGCAGGGCTAATACCTTCTACAAACTGTGCTAATGGAGAAGGTTTAAACTGAGGTGCTACAGGCTGAACATACGTTTCTACTGCCCTAGCTGTGGGTCTAACTTCAGTAGGGGCTTGGATGCCTTGTACTTGTACCCTTTGTCGTGCCATGTTAAATCCTAACCTATACTAAATCTTTTTAAAAAAGCATCTTGTTCTGTCTCACTTAGACCAGAATAATAAGTACCTGTTGCTTTAGCAGCACCGCCTACAGCATGTGCTAAAAAACTAGGTTGTTCTCCCTGACGTACAGAGTTTATTCTGTTTTGAGCCTCTGCATCTGCCCCTCGTTTTTCCAATGTAATTTGTTTTTCTATAGCATCTGCCTGTTGAGATAATACTGTTTTACCTCTCAATGCTTGTGCTGTAAAATCGTTATACAAAGCATCAACTGAAGAGCCAGCTACACCTGCTTCACCAGCAGCCACAGTAAGCGCACCCTTCTTCTTTAATTCCTGTATTTCAAGCTGCATCTTTTGAGATGCTATAGCTTCGTTTTCTTGAATTAGTCTTTGGTTAAGACTTTGAATTTTTAAGTCACGAGCCTGTGCTGCTCTTTGTCTATTAGCATTATAGTAAGCTTGTTGTTGGTCAGCTTCTCTCTTTGCTTCGAAAAAACCTACTACAGATTGACCGATACTTAATGCGGTCATTGGGTCAATAGCCATTGTCTATCCTCACAAATTCTAAAAAGGGTTTGTTTCCTACACCCCATGTTTCATGTCGTTTAATAAATGTGAAGCCTACAAATCGTAACCAATCTATAGCTACCTGATAGTCTGCGTCAACAGCGTTAGTAAGTAGGGGGTACTTCTTGTTTATTTCTTTTACCCACTTACGTGAACCACGTAGAAAGGGTATCCATATCTTTGTAATAGGTGGGGCAGTAAGAAGCCATACAACCCCTTCACCGCCCACACCATACATACCTGCAATCTCGTTGGTATCATCTACTATGATTGTCCAACACTCATCTGATTCGTCCAAGCCTAGCTGTAACGCTATCTCAGGGCTACCATGTGAGGCTGTAACCTCTGCTGCATCTTCTGGTCTTAGGTTATCCTTTAACCAATCAACGTCAGCTTGGACACTCTGTCTCACATGACCTTTCATTACATTCTCCTTGAACGTAGTACGTAGAAGCCTTCCCACTCTGCACTTTGAAAAGCAGCAGGTAGGTGACTATCGCTTTGTATTACAATCTTTGTGTCTGAGTTTCCTACTACACCAAACTGGTATGTACCACTATCAATAGCAGCCTTGTTTAGTATGTTAGCAGCACCACCTACGATACGTCCTGTAAAGTTACGTGTATAGGTAGCACGTCTAGCAGGTGTAGTATTAACAGTAAAGAAGCCTGTATTGTTATACACCACAGACCAGTTACGAATACGTAGGTCTGCTGTAGTTACAGGGTTGTTGTTAATCTTAGGTACAGGCTCAGAGAACTGGTACTTAAATGTAAAAGGTATACCAGCAAACACAACCTCACCAGCCGATAGTTTACCTGCAACAGACGATAGAGGTATAATACCCCCATCCTGTGCTATATAAATAGTATTACTATCAGTATAGGGTACAGTTGTCAAACCTGATGTTTCTAGTCTTACACGTCTATCCAGATGGACAGAGAACTTACCATCAGTATATCCTGTAGCGTCATCAACAGACAGGTTGATACGTTCTAGAAATAGGTTAGTACCACGCTTGATAAGAATATAGATGTCAGCTAGGTTGAATGATACACCTATGACATCGCCATCAAATACCCAACGTGACCATGAAGCCTGTAGTTTCTCTCTACCCTGCCAGTAGTATCTGTACACATAGAAAGCTTGTGCATCGTTACTAGACTGTAGTATGAGCATATCTTCGTTAGACGATGCTTGGATGTTAGTTACCTCACCATTAATGTACTCAGGTACGTGTGACGTAATCTCACTAGCATCATTAGTGTCTGTGTCGCTATCTACAAAGTATTCCCACATGCCTGACCATACGCCACGCTTGGAAGCAAAGTATACGTACTTACCAGACTGTGCTGGCTTGGCTCTCAGTGATGCCTCAAACTCTGTTGTGTTAGCAACATTGATAGTCTCAGGGGTAAGTACAGGGTCTCCTGTTACCTTGAACTGTGTGAGGTCTGAGAAGAGAAGTAGGCTCTCGTTAAATGGTACAGCATGTTTAAGTATGCTAACCTTGTTAGAGGACACTGCCACGTCAATGGGGTCACTATCTACAATGGTTAACGCTGACTTGCGGAAGAAGTCAAAGTCTACAAACTCACCTGCACGAGAGAAGATAACATTCTCATCAGCTAGTAGTCCTAGTCTGTTACGATGAAAGAAGATATCAGCTAACTTAAAACCTACAAAGGAAGGGAAGGGGTTAGTATCATCGTTACCAATCTTCCTGTCAGCGTAAGACTGTACGTCAAACGTGAAGTTAGCACTAACATCTTTTACCAGCTTGTGTGGCATAGTACTAGCATCTAGGTCAATGATAACATTAGGTTCTACAGTCTCTTTCCATACACCATTATCATACTTAACG